TTAGCCGCCCTTCGGCACATTGGCAGTGCAGGCCGTCAGAAATTCGGCCTGAGTAATCGGCCCCTGCATGGCGAGGTTCGTCGGAACGACCTGCTTGGCGTTTTCCGCCTCGGCCACGCTCAGCGTGCCGTCCCTATTGGCATCCGCAGCCTGGAAGTTTCTCAGGCATTCTGCGCGTGAGGTTTCCTGGCCAGCTGGTTTCGTCTCGTTCCCGGGCACGCCCGTCTGCGCGAAGGCGGGGCTCATGCCGAGCGCGAGCATCAGTGCGGCGATTGCAACTTTGTTCATTGGCTATCTCCTCGAGTTTGTTGACCCTACTGGGCAAACCTCGAGGTAGAGTTGGCGTTCCCTCACAGATAATTGTGCCGACCGCGCGGATAAGCGCGCGATCAGCCAGGGAACTGAATGACGATCCGCATTTTGAGAAGCCACGGGAAGTAGCGCTGCAGCACTTCGCCGATCGTCCACAGCAGCACCATGAGCACGATCAGCGCCGGCAGTGCCGCGAACACGGCTTTCATGAAGAAAGCGACGAGGTTCGCAAATGGAACGTTAAGCCGCGTAACGGTCACGCCCTCTCCGGCAGTGCCGCGCGCGGCGAGTTCTGCCACAGGCGGCGCTTCGCTGTCGGAAACCGCCGTCAGCGCAGTCTTGAGCGACGGTGGAACGCGTTCGCCATTCGCCTCGCGCTCGCGGGCATCGCGCTCGTCACGCGCCCGGCGCAGTGTGCGCGGCAGGTCATCGCTCAGCGTCGAGAAGTGGGGCTCGGGCATGACCCATCGGGCTCCGTCGGCGGAGAAAACGGCGCTCACGCACGGGAAGGGAATCGATGCAACGGCGCGATGACTTCTGGTTAACGGGCCATTGGGGCCACATTAGGGTCCGGTTGACACAAAGCCCGGAGCACGCACTGGAGGGACTGTAGTGATGGTAGCGGGAGGTCGCTACCACTCTCGTGGCCTGACTGAACATCCGCGAGGCCGGCGATGGCTTTTGCGATCGAGTGGGCCTCGGCCCACGTCATATGGCCGAGAATATGCCGGCGGCTCTCCTGATCATCCGCGAAGATCTGCGCGACCTTCCTGCCGCATCGGGTGCGCACGATGACGCTCTCGGTGGCTTCCTCGATCTGCCAGGGACCGGGATAGCGGTCTCGAATGGACTTCATGGTCGAAAGCTAGCGTGCGGGTCGCGGCCTGTCGAGAACATATTGTGAACATTCGAGACGCAAAAAAAAGCCCCGGCAGGCCGAAGCCCGCCGGGGTTGCAATGCGTCTGGTGGCTGAAAGCTAGACCGGGAAGCTCGACATTTCAACCATGAACCCGCCTTCCTGAGCCGCAGGTTGCGCGCCGGCGACGGCCCACCGGTATGCCCAGCGCCCGACATGCGCGAGCGTCACGTCGGAGTAATACTTGCCTTCCGACTCACGCACGACGGACGCGTTGATCACCGTCCCGGTCCCCGGATGTCGAACGGTCAGCGTCGGCGACGGCGACGGGTCGTAGAGCGCCGCCGTGCCATCGCCGGCCGGCTGCTCGAACACCCCGTCGATGCGGACTGTCTGCCCCCGATAGATCGCCATCTATCCCACCTTGGTTCTGATCGTTGCAAGCACTTTGGCTGCCGCACCGATGACCGACAGAGGCCGAACGCTGCTGCCGATGGACGAGGCCGGCCGAACCCCGCTCGTGATACGGGGCGGTCGACCTGGCACCAGCGCGGCCGACACAGCAGCAGCTGCAGCCGCAGCGGCCGCGTCGCCTGCAGCCTCGGCTCGCGCACGCCCCTCAGCCAGAGCGACTGCTACGCCGAGGCCGAGGCCAAACGCGGCGTGAATGACGTTGCTTTCGGCCGCAGCCGTCGAGCCGCCGACTGCGACGCCAACTGCTTGCACGACGGTCTGGCCAACACTCGCAGCACCTGACGATGCCGGCGCATCGCCAACTGCTGCCGCGATCGTCTGGCCGATAGCGGCCGCCGACGACGTGGCCGCGGCCGATCCTATGGCGCTCGAGCTATCAGTAAGCGCCACCGCAGAGCCGGATGCCGTCGCGGAGCCCGCTGCAGAGGCCGTGACGGCCGATTGCGCCGTTCCGGCCCCAGCCCCAGCGGCGGAACCAGCCGCGACCGCTGTGGCGCGTCCTACGGCCGCCGCGGCGGCATCCGCCGAGGCGGTGCCGGTAACAGCCGCCGTGCTAGCGCCAGTGCCCGCCGAGGACCCAGCAGCCGATGCAGCACCAACGGCGGTCGCCGTGGCCGTTCCGGTGGCAGCAGCCGACGAGCTCGCGGCCGCCGCCCCATTGGCGGCGACGATAGCGTTGCCGGTAGCCGCGGCCGCGCTCGAGGCAACCGCCGATCCGACGGCAGCGGCGATCGAATTGCCGACTGCAGCAGCCGAGCCCGAGGCGGCCGCGGATCCTTCGGCCTCCACCGTCGACGCGACGTCGCTGGCACCTGCAGCTGCAGATGCCGCCGCCGCACTGCCTGCGGCTGCAGCCATCGCCGTGCTCGAGGCCGTCGCAGATCCGGTGCCGGCGGCCGCACCTGGCGCAGCAGCAGTGCTCGAGGCCCCAGCGCTCGCCGCGCCGGCGGCGCTCGCCCCGCCGATCGCGGCCGCAGTCGCGGCGCTCGAGGACCCAGCGCTCGCCGAGCTCGAGGCATCGCCGGCCGCGCCGGTAATGGTGATACCTGCGGCAGCGGCAGCACCAGACGCTGCGCCGGCGCCGGCAGCTGCGGCCGTCGCCGACCCGACAGCAGAGGCAGCGCCCGCCGCCGGTGCCGAGCCCGCCGCGGCCTTTGTCGCCTCACCTGCAGCGCTCGCCGCGCCGGCGGCGCTCGCAGCGCCATCGCCTGCTGCGACGCCGCCGCCGCCTTCCTTATTGACCTCGATTGTGGGCGTGGCCGTGTAGGCATCAAACGCCGTGCCGTCCTCTTGGACGATGCGCAGCTCGATAACATCTTCGTCCGAAACGTCGGCGTCTTGTATCGAGAGCGTGGCGTGTATCTCGACCGCGGCGCCACCACCGAGCGTGGCCGCCAGGACAAATTCGCCATCCGTCTCGATCGCCGCGTTATTGTTGGCGACAAATGTGCCCGCGCCGGTCAGGTACTCGAGCACATCATCGCCGTCGGCATAATCAGCCGTCGCGACCGTGCGAATGACCGACGATGATCCGGTGACGTCGGTCCACGTCCCGCCGTTCAAGCGGTACTGTAGTTTGAACGTGTCCTCGGCGAGCGCGCCGCCCGAGTTTTCAAACCTTATTTGAACGCCGAACGGATCGGCCGGGTTGCGAACGATACCGGTATCGACGGCCGCCAGCGGCGCACGTCCATCAGCGATGGCCGGCGGCCTGACCACGAACGCCAGTGAGCACCAGCTATCGCTGGCAATGGACGCCGCGAGCGCTGAAATGCTCTCGTTTGCCGATACCGCCGAATTGCGCACGCCGACCAGATGCCCAACGCCGCCGGCCGTCTGATTGCGAACCGTTGTAAAGTCCGAGCCCGGCGCCGTGATGGCATCGGCATCCGAGCCATACAGGACGACGAGCGTGCCGTTCGCATCGCCAGCTTCAGCCGTGAAGGCCGGACTATCGACGGTGCTCTCAGCCGTACCCGCCGAGGCGCGCGTGGCCGCAGCGCCGATAGGATCGCTAGCATCAAACTCGCCGGCCGGGATCTTGATGCACGTCCCGGTGACGGTTTCCGATCCGCTCGGATCGAAGTTAAGCGAGCCCGCACTCCAAGAGCCCGTGGCGATCGTGTAAAATGCTTGCTGCCGGATCTCCGTGCCGCTCGACGCGACAGGACCAGCAATGCTGGAAATGGTCTCGCCGTTCGGCCCCGATGGAGGCGTGATCGTGGTGACGTTGGTGCTGTCATCCCACGTCAACAGCCAGATGAGCAGATCGCCAGACGCCGCCGCCGGATGATTGATCGCCCACGGGTCGCTCGCCGATCCAATCGAAGTTCCGGTGGCATCGCCGCTTTCGATGACCGGCTGCGTGCGGTCAAAGTGCGGTAGCTCGTCGCCATCCTCAAAGAAGCGATACTTTTTCTGATCCAGAACCGGGACAGCCACGCCCGGCTTGATTGCGATGGTGACGACAGCGTTGCCGCCCGAGTAGATTTCGCCAGAGGTAGTGAAGGCGCTAGGGTTATCGCTGCTCGCAGCTAGCTGACGCCGGACGGTGCGCAGGAGCCATTCGGTCGTGCCGTCGGCAATGTCGAGAGCATTCGCATAGCTCGTCGGATTGGCAGTGATCGAGAAGCCCTCGCCGTGGAGGCCGAGGGCCGCAATGAACAGATTGTCGTCAGATCCCCACGACGGCGAAAGACTTGGCGGATCGAAGGAGGTGGCGGTACCGGCAGCCTCGACGTCACTGGCTCCCGAGATGCGGAAAGCCTCGTAGCTTGATTGGAATGCGGTGCCCGTAAAGGTCACCTGCATTGTCGTTTCGCTGCCGTCGGCGATCTTCCAGAACACGAGGATGCCGACGATGGAGGCCGCTGTGTTGCTCTCCAGTGTCCAGCCCGACGTGACGGAGGAATAGTCCATCACGTTGTTGTCGTACTGCATGACCACGAGCAGCAGCTCGCCGGCAGTCACGGACGACGGAAGGTTCACCGTGCGCGTCAGGCCAGATGCGGTCTGGCCTGTGGTGGGGGTGCCGGCGACGACAGGAAAAGCCACGATCTAGACCCCGAGGCGTTTCTGCGCGATTAGCCGCGCCTCGAGCATCCGCGGCCGCACGTATTCCGGCGCAGTCTTGCGGTCCGCATAACAATTTTCGACGACCTCGGCCATCGCGCCGCCGACCTCACGGCGGACCACCTCAAAATCAGATTTGACCGCGATGCCCACTGCATCGACGACCCTCGGATAAAGCCGCTCGGCGGTCGGCTTCAATGAATCGGGAAGTCCAGACGGGTAACCGTGATCGGTCAACCATCGATGCGAGTATGCCCGCAGCTTAATCGGCAGCGACTCCGATTGCGTGCGCGCGTGATGCAGCATCGTCAGCACCTCGAGGTCATTGCCCAGCGCCGACAAATGCGGGTTGACGTGCGCATCGATCTTGCGCACGCCGTTTATGTCGAGCTGCTCGAGGCAGCGCCGCCACTCTGCAGAATGCTGCATAGTCCCCCCAGGCTATGCAAATCAGTTGATCGAGATTGTGGTCGACGTCGTGAGCCTCGGCGTGATGCCCGCCGCGCCGATCGCGATGTTCGGCGTGACGGCGCCGCGCCAAAGAACATCGGTCGCACCGCCGCCCGTCTTGCCGGTCGTGAAATGTGTGATCGTCGTGCCAGCCGCGCCGCTCGGCGGAAAGTCGATGTTGGCCGCTGGCGAGATGACACCGCCCGATGCAGCGCCCCAGCCCGAGCCCGACCGCGCGACGTTGACGCGAGCATAGTCGGTATATGCCGCCTCGCTCGTGCTCATCGTGCCCGCGTCACCGGGGTCGGCCGTGTGCAACCCGACGTGAATGTTAGTCTGCGGTGACGATGCAGCGTTGTCGGCGTAGTTGGCCCATGCCGCCGCGCGAAAAATCAGATTGAGAATCGCGTTCTCGACGTTGTCAGAAATTGCAGTCATGTTCTAGGCCCTCTGAGTTGCGTGGCTGTTTAGGCGGCGACAGGATGCGGCAGCACGAGCGCAGTGGTGGCGACCATAGGAACTGACGGGCGCAGCCACACCTGCTCGCTCGCCCCGATTGGCAACTTGACCCGCTCGTTGCGCTCGATGAGAACGCCGAACTTGGAGTTGGCGGCGGGCTCGGCCGCGCCAATGAATGCGAAGAGACCACAAGCGCCGACAGCTGAAAGCGTCACTTCGGTCGAATCGCCAACGGTCGCCTGCACCCAATCGTCCGCCGCGACGGCGAGAGATGTCATTGCCATGGCATGTTCCTCGAGCTGAGCAGGAAAAGACCCAGACAGAAGGCGAGCGCACCAAAGGCCGCGCCGTATCCACCCGGCAGTAGGCGGCGTTTCAAGGCCGCAACGCCAAACATCACCTTCGCGCCGGCGCAATAACCTCGGACGGCGACGGGGGAGGTCTGGGATTTGCGAAGTTCCAGATCGCGAGCGCACCCGTCACCAGCGCCATGACCCACACGGTCATTTGAATCGCTTCGTTCCGCGCCTTGCGAGCGGTTGCCTTCTCCTCCGCACGCGCCTCCCGAGCCGCTTCCCGCTGATCCTGTCGGGTCAGACGATTCTCGATGTGGTCCATGCGGAGATCGCCCATCTCGAGACGATGAGCCGTCTGTCGCTGAAGCTCGTCGTGATGGCTGTCCGTCATCTCGAGGGCCAGCAGGCGCTCTCGATCCGAAAGGTGGTCTCGCCGCACGTTCGCGGGCGACTGCGGCGATCGCATCTGCGAGCGCGGCGGCATCCAGCGGTCGTCGATCATCGAGCCCCCCAGGCGCGAGCATAATCGGTTCCCCCCGTTTCAGCTCGTTGGCGTTGCCACCTTCGATTGCCACGGCGCCGCGCCGCGGCACTTCTCGTACTCATCAATCAGCCGGTTGCCGGCCCTGTTCTTGCGGATCTGCGTGGCGTCGAGCCCATCCACATGCTCGCGCGTGAGCGGTTGACCCGGGGCCGGCGGCGGCGTCACCCGCTTGAACTCAGCCCGCGTGCGCGGATCAATCTCGGGGCAGCGCGTCGGCGCGAGATCAACGGCGACCGGAGGCAGCGTGACGGGCGCGGTAGCGCTGCAGCCACTCATCGTCAGCAGGCACAAGCACGCCATTATCGCCCGGTTTGGCAGTCGCATCGCGTTCCCCCTTCAACTTCGCGAGCAAGGCCTTGTGAGCCTCCTCATCCGCTGCAATGGTCTCCTCACGCGACCGCACCATGTATTCCCGCACATCGACTGCCGCGATCTTCGCGTTCAGCGTCGCAATCGATATCGTGTCCGCGCAGCGCTGATCTGACTGCGCAATCGTGAGCTTGTCGGAGTGCCACCAGTTCGTGGCAGCGACACTGCCCCACGAGACGAATGCCAGCAGTGTGGCGCCGAGCGTCACCTTGACGGCCGTGATGATCCCAGCGCCCGGCAGGAAGCCAGCGGCGCCGGCGAGCAGCGGACCGAAAATCGTATAGAACCAGCCGCGCATCATGCCCCCCTCGTCGCAAAGCCCGCCGCGCGGGCGCGGACGGCCTTCCAATCAACGCGGTTCGCCGCCCACCACACGATCCCGCACACCGCGAGAATTCCGAGCGTTCGAAAGCCGAGCGGGCTCATCGCCCACTCAAGCAGAACCGAACCCTGCTCGCTCGTCGTCTTTGCCTTGGCGAATTTGCCGATCGTGTCCGCTGACTTATCGACCGCGTTCATAACGGTCGTGCCGGCTGTGCCCTCCGAGGTCCGCTTCGTGACAAAGGTCTCGGTAGACTGCACGTCGGCCTTCGTTGTCGCTTCGCGCGTGCCCGTGGTCATGTGCTGAGCCGAGTCGGACGCGAGCCTATCCGCTGTGACGGTGTCGAGTTCACCGGTAACCGGCAGGCCGTTGACGTCCTGGAAGGTACGCAGCGCACCGCGAGTCCGAGGCCCCATGGTCCCGTCGGCATCGCCGGCGTCGTAGCCGAGCTCGATGAGCTTCTCCTGCGTCGCCTTCACGAGCCCGTAGTCAGGCGCCTCGCGCGCGATGAACATCGCCTTGCAGCGATCGATGGGGTATAGCGGCGAGGGGTCAACCTTGCGACCGGGCGAGATCTCATAGTGTCCGGCAACGTCGGTGATGCGTCCGTAGGCATTGCCCAGCGCGAGAACGAGCGCCTCGTTGCTTTCGATCTGCTCGGACGTGAAGGGCAGCCACCAGCCCTTGCCGCCGTGAGCGGCGCTGTCAACCTCGATGCACTGATGGAGAGGCCAGGACTGCCCGAACCATGCCACGGCGCTATTGCCGCGGCGGTGCAGCAGGCCAGGCCCTTCAAGCTCGATGCCAATGCCGTATCCATTGCAGTTCGCCCGGCAGCACCATTCCGACTGACCGGCGTGCCAGGCGACGCGGTTGCAGTCGACAAGCTGAACGATCGAGCCGTCGCGGCGGATGACGAAGTGTGCGCTGACTTTGCTGCGCGCCGTGCAGAGCCAGGCGACCGACGAGCCATCCAGGCGGCTGGCCGTCTCGTGCAGCACGATGAGCTGCGGCTCCATGAGCCCGCCGACATTGGGCGACGGGCGCCATTCGACCGGCACGCCATTCAGGTGCGCTCGGTGATTTTCAATCGTGATCATGCGCCGTGCCCCACTGTCGACCAAACGCCGCCCACCTGCACCTGCACAGGCCGCGACTTCACGCGGATACCTCGCTCGCCGCCGCCGGCGTCATAGATTTCGATGCCGGTTAGAACGCTTCCCGTCGGCGCGGTAATCGTGCCAACGCTCGCGAGTTCGACGCCGCTTGATGTGGCTTCCGCTCCCAGCCGGACCGACGTCACGCCAGCGGCGAGAGCGGCGATAGCCTGCGCCGTGCGCTGCGGCGTCATGAGCTTGCCTGTTGCAGAACCCGCCTCGGCTTCGGCTTGGCTCGCGACATCAGCGGCAATCGTGCGATCCGTCGAAAGGCTACCCCCGCCGGTCAGACCGGTGCCAGCGTTGACCTGAAGCGTGTTAGCGACCTTGTCGGCAAGCGCCGAGACGAGGCCGGTGATGTCAGACTGCGCGTGACCATGAGAGGACGAAGCCGCTCCTAGATTTGCGCGCGCGTCCGCGGCCGACGACGCGCCGGTCCCGCCGTTCGCGATTGCCAGGTCCGTGCCCGACCAATTCGCATTGTTAATGGTGCCCAACAGAGCCAGCGCACCGAGACCGAGAGCTGCCCGAACGGCCGTCGCGTCGAGCATGACAAAGGTCGTGCCGTTGCCGGCAACCATGCTGCCGTTGGCCGGCGTCAGGCCCGCCAGAGCGGTCAGCAGTGCGTGCGCCTCCTGCGCGCCGAGGTTGGACCGCGCGCCGGCAGCATCGCTGGCGCCCGTGCCGCCGTCAGCGACCGGCACGTCCGTGCCTCCAGCCATATAAGGCGCGCCGGAACCCACTTTGAGCTGCTTGCCTGTTGCTCCGTCGAAGAGCGCAGCTCGACCGTCCGTCGACGACGCGGGGCCAACCACGTCGCCGGAGCCAGTCGCAACGATGGCCGCAGCCACGACCGTTTGCACAAAGGCCGTCGTGGCAAGGCGCGTACTGTTGTTGTCACTCGTCTGGGTCGGAGCTGTCGGATTGCCGGTGAAATCCGGCGACGCTATCGGGGCGAAGTACGAAGCGTGCTGGCCGTCGAGTTTGTCGGCGTCCAGATCGCTGCCTGTCCCGTCGACACCAAGCAGCATCTCAAGGACGGCCGAAGGCGTGAACTCGCTCGCATTCAGAAATCCGCCGCCAAACAGAACGAAGGGGTTTTCCCCTTCGCCTGGCGTCTGACCCGGCTCTAGCGCACCATCGGCAACGTGCGCAGCTTTCGCGATGTAGAAGGTCGCGTAATGCAAGATCGCGTCACCGACCTCATAGGCAACGCCCGCGACCCAATCTCCCCGCCAGCGCAGGATCTGAAACGGGTTGCTGCCAGATTCCGGTTCGACGCCAGGCGGCAGCTCGGCGGCGGCCGTGTGGTCGTCGATGCAGATGTGGATCTGCCCGTTGTAGACCACCGCCTCGCCGGCGACATAGGCTTCCCCCGCCGTCCAATCGCCCCGCGACCAAGCGGAGCGAATGGCGATCGCCGTGTAAACCAGCGCCTCGACGGCGTTCTTGATCTTCATATTGTCGCCAGGATCAGCAGCCGAGATGCCGGCAGAGGCCAACAGTGCGCGAAGATTGCCGACCAGCTCATTGGCGAGCGTGGCGTCAAAGCGCGTGCCATCGTCGGCGCCAGGGGCGGACTCATTCTGCGCCCAGGGAAAGCGCCCAGCAATGGTGCCTGATGGCGGACGAGCTGCGACGCCCTGCCGTCCGAATGAGAAGGCATTCATACCGTGATCTCTCTTTGGTCTCAGCCAAGCACGAGAAAGGAGCCGTTCACGCCGCCACTGCCTGCGTCGGCAGAAACGCTAAAGTGCGTGGCAGTTTGGGAAAACACGAACAGAGACTGGCTGTTCGCTCCCTCTCCGGTATGCCCCGCGTTGCTTTCTGCGAGGCAGGGCACGACGATGCATGAAACCGACAGGGGGACATCCAACACAAACCGGGTTCCAGGTCCCGATGGCGTCGTCAGTGAGCATCCAAAAAGGGGGGTCATTGACGACAACGATACCCGCACCATGGCGACGATGTTCTTGCTCGCCCGAGGCAGGTTGCCGATCTTCACCTTGCGCAGCTCGCGACCGGGATTGCGCTGCAACATCAGCCAGTCGTTTAGCGACGGCGTCACCTGCTCTGTCAGCTCGTCGACCGCAACGCCGGCAGGCACGTCCGCGCTCGCACCATTGCGCATGAGGAGTGACCAGCCGGGAATCGGCGCCAGGCGAAACGTCGCGTGGTTCGCACTCTCGACGACCGCCACGCCGGCTTCCGCCATGATCGAGCGGAACTGATGAACCGACCCGGAAATACCCTTGTAGACTGGCAACCCGGTGCCGAGGCTCTGCAGGGTGACGCTCGAGCCGGCGGCGCCGGTGATGACAATCGTATCGCCGACGACGTTGACCGACACGGTGCCAGCGCCGACGAGCGATCGTAGCTCGTGCTGCCACTCGGGCATCTTCTCGCCCTTGTGAACTGCAGCGCCGCCGCCAATGTTCACGATCGGCCGATGCGCACGCAGGACAGCCTTCAGCAGACTATCGCCGTCAGTCTCGTTCCGGGTGATGCCCATCCCGTCAACGGCGCGTCGGATCTGCTGCATCATGCGGTTGGCCCAGTTGGCCATCCACTTCGTGCCGTCGGGCGTGACATCATCCGAGCAATCGACGAACCACGAGTCTTGCGTATCGCCAGAGTCCGGGAAGGCCGGTGTCTCATAAGTCTGGCCAACGCCGGTCCCGAAGGGGCCAACGAGGTTCGTTCCCATGTGCTCTTCCTCAGTCGGGGATGACGTATTCGGCCAGCACGTGCGCCGGCTTTATGCGCTCGATGAGACAGACGAGAGCCGCCGCGCCGGCGTCGGCGCACGCGTTGCAGCCCGAGATCATCATGCCGGCGCGGTTCTGGCGCGGAGACCCGCCATAGGCTGGGCTCCCCTCGGCATCAATCGTCACGGTGATCTGGTTGTGCGTCGACGAGCAGGTGATCAGCCACCCGCGCTGCCAAGCCACGTCCTGCAGGTAGGCGCAGGTCGCGCCGCCGATCGCGATCGTCTTCTCACAAAGTGCCGTGTAGGGCAGGCACTCGTCAGGAAATCCCCACTCCGTTGCCCACTCCGGCAACATCTCGTCGACCGTCCGGCAGAACATCTCGTCCAGCAGATTGCACGCCCGCTGGTGCAGATCCTCGAGCACCTCCGCGCCCGCCGCGAGCACCTGTTCCATAACGGTGAGCGCGAACGGTGCAGCCTCGGCGCCGAGCCCAGTCGATCCGATCTCATAGGTGCCGTACTGCGCGGTCTCGCCACCTGTCGTGAAAGCCTGCGCTTCGTCGTGCGTCTGCCATGCGCGACCAGTCGGCAGCAGGCCCTTGAGCTGACGATAAAGGTCCCACTTCGTCGGGCAGAAAAAGGCGATGCCGGACGGCGCGCAGGTCATCATGTGAACGTCACCGTACCCAGGACCGGGATCTGCCCAGCCGTGAGGTCGGCGATATCGGCCGCCGGCGTCGTGAGCGAATGGCTGTCCTCTCCCGAAGCCACGCTGATCGCCTCCCAGATCTTCGAGACCCGCAGTATGAATGGGTCGGTGAGCGTCGAGACCTTCATGGACCGCCGGAAGAGGTCGGCGAGCTCGGCCTTGACGGCTTCGCGCACGTCCTGCGTATCCGGCTGAAGGTTGTCGATCACGATGTTGACTGTCACGGCCGTCGGCGCAGAGATATCGACCACGGCGCCAGCCGGCCGTAGCCCGTCAATGTGATCTTCCATAGCCGTAACATCGGCACCCTGCGGAATGCCGTTGGCATAGGTGTCGTCCATCAGAAACCAGACGCCAATGGTCGTGCGCTCGTTCAGCGCATTGACCGGGTCGACGAACACGCGCGTCACGCCAGGCCGCTCGCGCGCCCAGATGACGTAATCATGGGCGGCCCCGCCGTGTGGCGGCATCCGCTTCCGGAACAGCACGCGCTCGCGCAGCGCCGCATCGTTCTCGATGTCCGCTCCGCCACCGATTCCGAGCGCGCCGACGGTTGCCTGGCTGCTGAGCTGATCAATAGGTTGGGAGAGGTTCAGCGTCACGCCCGGGCGCGTGTTGCCGGCTTTACCTGCCGTGCGGGCACGGACCTGCACGCGCGCCTCGCCGGTGCCGAAAGTGTTCGACGAGCTGAGCGTCTCATATTCGACGCCATCCGCGCGCACGAGCAAAAGGCCGGCCGGGATCGCGATGTTATTGTCACCCGTGAAGATGATCTCACCCTCGGCCTGGCTAGCCGATAGCCGCGCCATCCCGTACTCCGCGGCATGGCGCTCGAGAAACTGGCTGTCGGCCGTCTGCACGAGGATCTGCCGCTTAATGTACTCGAGAAAGCCGAAGGCCTCCCAGACGGCGCCGGCGATGACCTTGGACGTGACGGCCACGTTATTCGGCCAGAGCTGCGCATCGCTGCCCTTGAGGTTCGCGCGGAAGGCTCCCGCCGAGCGCTCGGCGAGCTCGCGCAGCGTTGGCAGTGTGAAAGGCATCAGGCCACGAGTCCCTGTTCGCCGAAGTTCATGGGCGCATTGCGCCCTGCCTGCGTCCACACCACGCCGAACTGCTGCTGATAGACCCGAGCGCCGTCGATCGCCGTGTGCACGACATCAAGCAAGATTGCGCCGCGCGCGCGGTCGATCGTGGCCGCGACACTCGTCGAGGCCACTGCGCCCTGAGAACGAAGTACGGCCAGTGCCTCGATCGCAAAGTCTTCGGCGTTCTGGCGGGCGCGTTCGTCGAGCCGAGCTCGAGCAAGCAGCCAGAGCCGCGATCCGAGCGGATGGTCGGGCTCGCCATCAAGCCGGATGCTGTCGCCCCACCATCCCCGACGGTTGCCGTCGTCGTTCGGCAGAACGTCGCCCTCTTCCGCGCGCCGGTCCGTGAAGAGTTGCAGCAGCGTCGCCGTGTGTAGCGCCGCCTCCGCGCGCAGCCCGCCGAGCGATTCCGGCTGATCCCCAGCGCGCGCCATAATCCAGTCGCCATACCCGCCGCCCGCGTCGAGCCGCTGCACCCAGATGGTATCCCACGCGAGCAGCGGCTCGGGCTCGCAGCCCTCGGCGTCGCGGTAGCGGATGTCCATCTCAGTCGATCACCGTCTTGGTTGCGCCCGAAATCATGCTCGCACCGCACGCGGCCTGGTCGCCGTGCCGAACTACGCCGGCACCGTTGGCCAGGTGCATTGCAGAACCCTGCACGATCGGGTTGTCGCCGTGAATCGGACACGCATACGTGTCACCTATGCGAGCGACCTGCGCGCCCTCAGCGAGATAGTCCGGAGATCCGGTCGTGATGACGCCGCCATGGCTGCCCGTGTCACCCTTGCGAACGATCAGCGGCATGCCCAAAACCGGCGCAAAATATGCAAATCCTATGCGGGCGGGTTCACGTGAAACACGCCGTTCGGCGTCTTCAGGATCGTATCGCCGTTGGCCTTGTGCTCGACGACCTGGTCGTTGCCACCGTACATGACCGCCTCGCCCTCCTGGCGCTCTTTCGGACGGGTGTTCGGATCCTCGAGGCCCATCAGGATGGCCTGATCGGGCCGGCCATTCGCGAGGAAGGCATAGCCGACCGCGCCGACCTTGGGCACCGAGGTGAGCCCGTGACCCTGTCCGCGATAGGACAGCTCGAAGTACTCGTCGGCGAGCCCCATCACGGTGACCTTCTGCACGCCGTCGCGGTCGTCGACCTTGACCACCTCGACACGGCGCACGACCGAATTCAGATCGCCGTCATAGCTCACGTTAGCGGCTCGAACTTCTGCTTGAGGCGATCGAACTCTCGCCGATCCCGCTTATCCTGCTCTTGCACCAGATGTTTGCGTGACGGCATTCCGGCGACGCTATTCACGTATTCGTCGCAGGCTTCGCAGGCCTCGGCTTCCTTCGCAGAAGCGTGATCATGCGAGGTATCGCCGTGGGGACCGCCGCCACCCTCATCGGACTTTGCAGTCATTCGCCAACGTCCCGTCGGCTTACCAGCTGCATCAGCAATCTGCAGTGCCTGAATCCACCACATCACCGATCCTCCATCCCGTCCTGAGCCCAACTCTCGTTGCCCCAGGCCGGATCCGTGCCCTTGCCGTTCTGACCCTTACCGCCGTAGGCGCGCGGGTCGACGATGGCAATCTTCGTCGTCGTGCCGCTGTTGTCGTCCTGGTCGAACGTCACGCGCTCGATGAGCATGTCCTGGACCAGGTGCAGCAGCCTTGGCCCGTGGATGAAGATCAGCGTGTTCGGCGTCCAGAGCGCGCCGCCGTCATCCCGCCAGCCCTGGACGGTGATCGTCGATCGCTTGCCTTTGCCAGCCGAGCGGTCCTTCTCGTGCTTTGCGCGCTTCTTCGCGCGGCCGCGATCGGTATCCGTCTCGTTGATGATCATGCGGTTGCGGAACCGCTTCACGGACCGGTCGAATTCCTTCTCCTTGATCCGCAGCGCCTCGGCATTCGTGCCGTGGCGGTTCTGGCCCTTCACGGTGTAGTCGCCGAAGCGGTCCTGATCGTCGAGCGAGACGCTCCATTCGAGGATGTTCACGCCCTCGGTCAGCGCACCGCCAGCGCGGCCAGCTACACTCGCATCCGTGATCGATATGGACCCGTCCGGCTCGCCCATGAGCGTGGCGCCAGTGGGCCTTAGATGCCGCTCCAGGCAGCGAAAGCAGGTCTCGCCCTGCCTGAGCTGCTGATAAGGCACCTTGTCGAGCTTGATCTTGGCGTTGATCCCGACGCCATAGCGATCGAGTTCCATGCCGAACTCGGCCGGCGTCTTTTCCTTGGCGTACCCCGTCGAATGCTCGCCCGAGCAGTCGACGTAGTCCTGACCCTTGCCGCGACCTGAGATCGAGACGTTGTGCGTCTGCTTCGATCCGCTCGTCGTGTATCGGTTGACGTAGCCATCGACCAGCAGCGACCCGCCGGCCATGACCTGCACGGGCGTGCCCGGCGGAAAGCTCCATTCGCCGGGCAGCTCGGTCGTCTCGACGTGGAAGGTCCGCACGGCCTCGTTCATGGCCGCGATGACTGAAACTTTCTTCCAGCCGCCGTAAGGCCGGCCGCCGGCGACGATCGTCACAAACTCCGTCGCCATCAGAGGCGGGCCTCGAAGCGCTGAGACATGAAGCCCGGATGGAACGTACCGTTGAGCGCGGCGAGCTCGCCGGCTCGATCGGCCGAGCCATACATGACCTGCGCCCAGTAGAGCGACGGGAGCACGGCGCCAGTGTCAACGATCCGGATCGGCTTCAGGTCGATGATCTCGCGCGACAGGTACTCGATCGACCGCCGGCGAAGCTCTGCGAGCGCAACGTGCGCCTCGTGCTGGGCCGGTCCGTCGAGATCCAGCATCTCGCGATCGATAAGTTCGGCAATGTCCGCGCGGGCCTGGATAGCGCTGCGGCGGTCGGCGTAGTCCCGCTCGATCATCGCTACGACCGAGGCTGTGATCGCGGCGAGTCTCGTCACCTGAGACAGGGCGCGGCGGTTTGTCCATGCCCGGTTAGCGGACCGCGAGCGCTGCGCTGTCGATCGAGGCGCGGCGTCTCGATCCCATTGCGTCAGCGACTCGAGCGAGCGCACGACGTCTGCCGGCTGCCCTCCTTCCTGCAGTGCCGTCATGTGCGCGAAGACACGCTCGGCGATAACGCCTGGATCGACAATGCGCGCGCGGTTCATGAAGTCCCGCTGCCGCCATCGATCACCCGTATCACCGCTCGCCGCGAGCTGCGGCGCCATCCGGATCGTGTCGCGGATCTCGGCTGCGAGGCGGGTGCCGATCGCAGGCGTGAGCGTGAGCTCGAGCCGAGCAACATCGACCGCGCCGGCGATGCCGACGATCTCTTCCGCGCCTTCGGCCGCTACCCATGAGGCGTGCCCCAGCGCTGCGTACCCCGTGCGAAGCAACGAGATGGCGGCGGCCGCCAGAGGGGGGCCTGCGACCGCCGCCATCCGCGCCAGGAAGGAAGACGGAAACGGTGCCGCCCCGCTGCCCTCAAGCACGAAATTCAGGGAGAATGCTACAAAGCCGAGCTTATCCTTTGCGAAGTCTCGCGAGCACTTATCGCAGTGCGCAGTGAAGCGCTCGAGGGGGAGTACCAGAGCGGCGGCGCCGCCAGCATCACACGCACGGCGCAAGTCCGCTGCCTCGGCGCCGGCACCCTCTCCGACGACGTACGCCGTGACCTGCACCTTGTTCGCCTGACGACCCATGTCCTCGACATAGGGGTCATCGCGCAGCGGAAATTCATGGACTACGAGGCGCCTGCCGGTGTCGACCTGGTCGCGCTCCACCCAGAAATGCACGCCGCGATAGCTTGCGCGCCGCAGGGTTTGCATCCAGAGGTGCGACATGTGCTAAGTTCGGCCTATGCCTGATTGGATCGACGCCGAGACGCTTACTGCAATTGCTGCCATGCTCGCTTTCGGCGCCGCGTACGCGTTCCGCGGCGACTAGGGCGCGGGGCCAACGTCGCCGAGGCTCGTGCCGGTTCGCAGCGGCACTTGCGTTTGGCCAGCCGGAGCTTCGCGGACTACCGGAACCCCGTTGATGAATTCGACCTGCACGCGGTTCGTGATCGTGGCCTGGCCCTGCACCTCAAGACGCCCCGTTCCACCCGTGAGCGAGCGGATCAGCTCATCGCCAGTGCGGGCTAGCGGCTCCATGCGGTCGTTATTCGACGTACGCGGCAGGTCGCCACCCTTGAGCATGTCCCAGGCGTCGCCAAAGCGACCGCCCCAAATTGCACCACCAGCGCCGCGCAAGCGATCGAAGAGGGCGAATAGACGATCAATGCCTGACGAGATCCAGTCGAGCAGCGACTGGAACCCGGACTTGATGCTTTCCCAAAGATCCGCAAAGAACTGCTTCACAGGCTCCCAATTCGCCATGAGAAGAAGCGCGGTTCCGCCGAGAATCAGGATTGACACTGTTACGGGGCTGAGCGCCAGCGCCAACCCACCCATGGCGAGGGCAAAGGCTGTGACGACTGCCGGATGGAAGCCATCTTTGAGCAGAAGGGCCGCCGAGCCAATGGCGAGAATGGGGACGGCGATCGGCGAGGCAAGCGCTACAGCAAGCAATCCGAATGCTGCAGCGAGACCGCCAGCGATCATTGCAGCTGGCCCGGCGAGCAGCGCAATGATCCCGCCCCATGCTCCCATTTGCACGACCAGCGGATCCGCGCGCTCGATCGCCGCCGCAATCCGTTCGAGACCATTGACGAACTGCTGAATGCCCGGCGAGTTGGCCAGTCGGAGCATGATCCGCTCCCAAGCCGCCGCCATGGCCTTCATGTTGCCGAAGGCCGACTTGCCCCAGAGCGTTTCGACCGCGTCCAGGCCCTGCCCCTTTGCCCGTTGCAACATGGTGACATCGCGATTGAACGGACTGTCGCCGTCCATCTCCTTGAGGGCTTCCATGATCGGCAGAAGTCGAGCGAGGTGGCGGCCTTCGAAGTAGTTCACGAACTGCGCGATGTCGCCGCCGCCCTTGATGAAGTCCTTCCACATGCGCAGGATGTCGATCTGTTGGCCAGGCACGAGAACAGATGAACGCACGCTATTCTCGACCGTCTGCAAGTCCTTCAGATCGTTGAACCCGCCCTCCTTCGCGAGCGTGCGCGTGAGATCCTGGATGAAACCCTCGCTGGCCGTGTAACCCCCGCGGTAGGCGTCATAGAGCATCTTCTCGATTTGGGTCCGGAAAGGCCCCTTCACGTACCCCAGCGAAGAGTGCAGCGAGGCGGTAGCGCGGCGAGGATCCTGGGCCGTCGAAGCCGTGTAGTCGTTGAGCGACTTGCCCATCGGGCCGAGTACGCTGTTTAGCGCGAACATGCCGCCGGCGGTCGGCTTCCAAGCACGCGACATGGATGACTTGAGCGCGGTGCCGAGTTCGATCGGATTGAAGCCGGATCGGACGCCCGCCATGATGAGCGCTAGCATCTCTTCGGTCTTCAGTCCCATCGTCGCGCCGATTGGCTGGAACTGCCGAAGGCCTTCCATGATACCGCCCACGCTGAGGCGGGTCTCGGAAGCGGCAATGTTCACCATGTCAGCCTGTCGACGCATGAAGTCGCCGAACGACTCGCCCTCCAATGGCTTGTGGATGATCGAGATCACGTGCATGAACTCGGCCATCTTGTTCGCCGGAGTTTCAAAGTCAGTCTTGGCGAGTATCGCTGTGGCCTCGGCCGCAGCTGCGAGCCTCTCCGCCGGCAGACCCGCCTTGGCCAACGTCTCATGGATCTCGGATACCGTGGTCGCGCTCAGCCGCAGCTTCTGCGACATGTTCATCGATGAGCGCTCAATTCGCTCCATGTCGCCGGTCATGCGCGACACGTCGACGTTGCCGAACTTGTCCATCGCCTCACCGACGGAGGCGACGCCGACGCCGAACACCGCCCGATTGAACTTCTCGGCCTGCTGCAGCAGGAGGCCGAAACCCATGGCGCCAGTCAGGCCAAATCCGCCAACCGCCGCACCCGCACGCTTACTAGCGTTCGCAACCACGGCCGCCTGACCGCTGAACCGATTCATCACCGCCGCCATGCGCTGCATGGGACCGGAGAACCGGTCGACAGCCGTGATGATGGCGTTTGCGCGGAGATCCATTTACCTGCCTGCGAGCTGCTTGTCTTCGAGTTCGCGCCGCTCTCGCTCCGCAGCTTTGGCTTTCTCGAAAGCCAGACCGCGTTGCCACCAGTACTCGATGTGGGAGAGAGGTGCTGTCTCGATGTAGCGAGGGTCCACGCCGAAGAGGAAGACTAGCTCGTCGGCGCGGCTGGCGAGTTTCCCTGTGAGAACGGCTGGATTGCCATCCGAACGTGCTTGATCATCTCGCCGGCATCGCCAGGTGCGAGTTGCGACAGCACGAGGCGATCGAGCCCCGTCAGCGCTGAGGCCCACTTCATGATGGCCTCGTGGTTCGTTCGCACCTCGAGCGTCGTCGGCCTGCCGTCTGGCCCCACGCCGCTGGCAACCGGCGTATCGATGTCGCCGTTCGCGATGTAATCGGTGAATGTTGGTGCGCGGATGACGATTTCGCTTTTTGGCCCCTGATGCGTAACGATCGGGCGCGTAAGCGGTAGCGTCACACTTCCAGCTGTCGCGGACGCTGCAGCGGTGGGCTCTGGTGCTGGCGCGACATTGCCATTCCCCGCCGCCTGCCGCAACACAGTGCCTCCCGCCGGCGACAGAGGCGCCGGTTTCGAGTTGTTGAACATGGTAGTCCCCCTCTTTCAGGTTCCCTGCGGCCGTCCGCAAGGATTAATCGTTGATGTACTGCACCTGATCCGAGACCAGCGACACGCCGTCGATCTCGCCCGTTGCCATGTTGCGCTGCGGCTTGCCAACGGCTCGCGCTCCGGTGAGCAGCGTCGTACGCCGCATGTGGACTTCACGGGCCGAGGCGTCGATCGTGCGCGCGGCAAAGAGCTGCGGCACCAGGAACTGCCCTTCGCGATCACGGAACTTGAGCGTGAACTTGCGCGCGGCGGGTTTGGTGATCACCTGGACTGTACCGTCCGAGTTGACCACCTCTTCGTTCTCGTAGCCGAGTTCCTCGGCCATGAGTTCGCCGGCAATCCGATAGGGGACACCGTTGAGGCTGAGCTCGACAAAACCACCGGCATTCTCGACGGCCATGACAGTCTCCTGAAGATCCTAGCGTTTTCTGAGGTCGGCGAACTTTACTTCGTCGAGTTAGGCGGCTTGGCGCTGCATGTGGTTGACCGCCGCTACCGCGAGAATGCGGAGCTGGTTCACATGATCGAGTGGCAGGCTCGCGTTTATGCGATTGACGTCGAGCTGGTCACGCTCGACGACGAGGTCTCGGGCGAACATCTCGAGGCCCTCGAACACGCCCAGGTCGACGAGCTCCTGATAGCCATGCACGATGGTGTCGCGGATATCTTTGACCGTAACGATGCCCGGATTGCGGCTCGGATTGTCGTTCGCGAGCGCTTTACGTCCGTGCGTGCTCGTCAGCTTCGCGCGAAGGTGGCGGATGCCGTACATGCTCTGCGCCATCGTGTTGACGTCGAGGTAGGTCGCATCCCCATCGCCCCAAGCATTCGTCTGGTACGTCGTGACCAGGCGCTCGATGCACACATTGCCCGCGCGATCGACGAAGTACGTGCTGATCCCGTCATAGAGCAGCGTCTGCTTCTCGCTGAGCTTGAGGATGTCGCCCTGCAAGAGCGGTCCCTTGATGCCCATGAGCATGAGCGTCTGCAGCGGGCGCGAAAGTTCAGCCGAAGAGCCAGGCGCCTGCAGGTGGCGGGCCGCGCGGGCGCCGACCGCTGCCGCAACCTGCCAGGACGGCGAGCGAAACTTCCGGCAGGGGAAGATCGACGCGTGCGCGTCATTGCGGCCGTTGCCGAGCGTGGAAAGGTCCCCGACGGTGCCGACGTGCGTGCCGGTGTAGTGGCCATAGAGCTGCTTGTTCCAAGCCCAGCGGCCGTTGATGTCGTTCAGCAGATCCGACACATCGCTGAGCGCGGCAGCGTCCGCATACGGTCCAGCGATCCAATCATACTCCTGATCGCCGAGCGCGTTGAACGCGGCCGTCAGATCGGGATCGCCGGCGCCTGAGGCCATGGCGGTGATGGTCAGGTGTGTGAGCCCCACGACGCCGTCTTCGCTGATCGTCCCGAGGTCGATCATGACCGAGTTGCCGGTCAACCCCTTGTGGCGCGCGGTGATCGTAACCTCATCGCTATTCGCGCCGGTGACTGCAGCCGTGACAGGAAGGTACGTCAAAGCGTTGATGGCAGCCGCGAGCGCGGTTGCGACCGTTGTGTCGGTATCCGTACCCAGGACGGGGATTCGGATGCGCTCTCCAGCGACATACACGGTCATCTGAACCGCCTGCGTAATGTCATCGATATCCGCGACGACAATCTTGCCCGTGGCAGCTACGCCAGCGCCGTTATCGTCTAGCGGGAGCGCCCAGATCTCTTGCGCTGGCGCATTCAGCCGCGCCGTTCGGCACATGGCCGACAGCATCGAACCGGCGCCGAACAGAGCGTCGATCGCACCATCAGTCACAAGCACCGGCGCATTCGCCGTGGCATCGCCAGCAGTGAGTTTCTGGCCGACCAGCAGCAGGCGCGCCGGCGAGATGCTCGGCGTGCCACCACTGCGAAACTCACCGTAGAAGAACGGGACGCGGATGTTCTGGGGGATGTTGTCGAACAGGACGCCCATTTATTCCTCCTGCGGCGGGGTTGAGGTGGTCTTAGGAGCCGCAGCGCGACGCGGTGCGGGCTTGGCTTTCGTCGGCACGATCTCGACGTCACCGGTCTCGATGCGGGCCTGCCAGTAGTCACTGAGAGCGACGAGCATCCCGTCGGCCGGCAGGATCTGACTCGGCCGCTCGGGCACGCGGATCTTGCGGCCGCCGAGCGGGCGGACGGTGACGGTTTTCATGATCTGGCTCACTCTAGGTTGGCTTGCGCGACGCCGGCAGCGCGATTGCCAGCCGGCCCTTCCTCGTCTTCATCCGTGGCCGCGTGGTCAGCTTCGATGAGGCGGATCTTCGTGAGCAACGGCAGCGGCGCGACTGTCGGCGAGCCGCCGAGCATGTCCTCGATGGCCTGCGCCGTTACTGCGTACGGACCACCATCCGCGATGATCGCGGTCAGCAACGGCCCGAGTGGCTCCGCGATTCCTTCGCCGCCGAGCACACGCTGATCGTCAGGGTGGCATCTGATCTGAGCAATGATCTGCCGGGCGGAAAGGCGCACGTTGGCCTCGCGCTCACGGTACACGCTCGATCGCCAGCCCTCAGTTCGGATCGCGATCGTGCGGAAGCGCGCGCCCCACGCGTTGTTCGGATCGTAGTAGAGCGCCCACTTGACCTGCTCTTCCATGTGATCGAGGGCCGCCTCGAGCTCGGGCTCGCTGTCGATCGCATAGGCGAAAGCGTTATCCTTGTTCATGCCGACCGACAAATCGAATGTCAGGTCGATGATGTTGGCGAAGGGCGGGCCGCCGCTGGTCGGGGAGAGGTTCTCGCCTTGATGATCTTCTGCCGTGACGATGATCGTCGGAACGAGGTCGAGGCCTTCGAGGCCCATAAGCGGATCGAGACGTGAGTCGTATACGCGCTCCTGCGCTCGCGTCGGAAACGGCGCCTTGTAGCCGTTCGTCAGCGCCATGCAGGCCGAGATGCGCAAAGAGGTCCTGAAGAGGCTCATAGGGCCTTGATCCAGAACCTGTAGCAGCCCTCGCCGTCGACCTGCCCGTGGCCGAGTTCGTACACTTTGCCGGTCTCGCGGCGTGTCACTCGGTCGAGGCGACGGGGCGCCGATCCCTCACCAAATTGGCGCATGTCGATCGAGAGGAACGTCTCGTTGACGAAGCGTGGGAGCGTGCCGCGCGCTTCCGTCCCGAACTCGGTCGATTCCTTAACCGGCGAGGAGAATACGCCCGTGAAGCCAAGGACCGGATCGCGCGCCGCATCAACCACACGCCGACCGCCGCCGGCCGAGTCCATCATCGGCTGCAGGTCCCAGAGCTCGCCAAACTTGCGATTCCAGGACTGCCAAGCGCGGTTCTCGGCAGAAGCGAATGAAGTGGGCATCAGCCGTTGGCCTTCGCCTTGGCTTTGGCCTTCGGTGCGGTCGGCGGTACTTCGCCGCTCGCGCCAGGATCAGCCTCGCCGCCCGCGTCGGCGTCGGGGTCTGCTTCACCGCTCGCACCAGAGTTGGCTGCTGCGAGCGTCGTGGCCATGTTTGCCATGGCCTGGTCGAGCGACGCGCCGCCCTCGAGCTGCTTCACCATCTCGGCATAGGCGTCGAGGTGACCCTGTACGTCGGGCGTGATCTCGCCAGTCGGTTCGGCTGCGCCGTCATAGATCGCGGCTGCGGCCATGTCGTCGGGGAGCTCGAGCACAAGCCCAGCAGGCACGTGGCGGCGCGCATTGCCGTCCGGATCCTCCCAGAACTCCCAATTGCGTGAGAACTTGACCGAAAGCGACATGCTGGCCCCCTATGGTTGTAACGGCGCTCGGCGCGCCGGCGTCCGGTCGCACGCTCAGAAACGGCGAACCGTTCCTGAGCGTCAAAGCGGAAGCCGAATTCAGTGCGCTAGATCACGAAGCGGCTGTGGAGGCCTTCACGAGGCAAGCGGGACGCTTCCAGATCGGCAGAAGGTTCGACTGCGTGTGGATCTCGAGGCCGCGGTCGTACTTCATGCGCTCGGGCTTCGCGTAGAAGAGTTGCCCGGGCATGTTGACCGTCTCGATGAAGTCGGCCGGCGCCACGAAGCTGGCGGCGCTGTCGATGGTGCCAATCGGGAAGAACCGAGCCGTGCTCGTGGGGATGAACTTGCGCGTGGTCGTCGTGCCGTCCTGGTTCTTCACGCCGGCAGATCCGCGATACTCGATGAAGGCGACATCCTGATGGATGAACATCGGCCGCACGTCGCGGATGTTTGGGTTTGCCGCCTGGACCGCCGCTGCAGCGTTGTATGCGGTCTTCACGTCGGTGTCCTCGAGCAGCATGTCGTAGAACTCCGGCGAGCAGAGGCAAGCGACGCCGGTCATCACATCGCCGAGCAGATTATCCTCGATATGCCGCTTGACGTTGCGAATGTGCTGATTGAGACCGCCGGCCGCGCCGAAAAATTCGACCTTCTCCGACACTCCAAACTCAGTGAACAGGTTGAGCAAAGTGCCGCCGTCCGCATCGAGTATGATTCCAGAAAGCGCGCCGACGCGATGCCATTCATGGGTGATGAAGTGCTTCATCGCCATCGTCAGCAGCTTGCGATTGACGACGTTGCCGAACATCTCCGGCATGAATGTGCCAAAAGCGCGCATGTTCTGAATTTCGGCGGCCATCACCGCATCTTCGTGGGCGATGTGCGGGATCTCGAAGAGCTTGGCCTGCCGGCGGGCGTCATAGCCCTTGCTTGCAGAACCGCCGCGCTCCGTCGTCGGCAGCAAGGCGAGGACGCCGTTGTTGATCTCGAGGCGCACAAACGTGGTGGAGAGTGGAATCGGATTTCCGAAGATGCCGAGCTGCGTGACCAGCTGGTACATATTCGGTATCACGTTCATCGCCATCGTGAGTTCTTCGGCGGTGAACTCGCGGTCAAGAAAGCCCTCGAAGACGAGGTCGGTCATTGGATCTCTCCTAGGGTATGAAGGCGAGCGTCACCGCGCCGCGCGGCGAACCGCGCAGCGGGCTGAGCAGCCGGGGGTGTCGAGTAAGGGGTTACTGCGTGTTGCGAACGATGATGTGGTTCGCGACGAGCTGGGCGATCGCGGCGTTCTTCTTCGTGTCGTTGTCGACCGACGAATGCCACACGAGGCCGAGCCGGGAAACTTCGGCAAGGCGGTGGATGACGACGACGTTCGCGACGTCCGCGGCAACAGCATCGACGCGCTGCGCGAGCACAGCAACCGCAGTCTGGCTGCCGTCCGACGCACCGTTGACGTGAGCGATGTACTTGCCGCTTGCGGTGACCTTCCCGAGAACAGTGCCGATTTCGAGGACGGCGTCACTGTCAGCGATGGTGACGAGTTCGCGGCTGATATCACCAGCCTGCCACTTGAGGACTTCCGAGAGTGTCTTCGGCTCGGTGAAGGTCGTCGTGCGCATTGCGCGGGCCATGATAGCCTCCTGGGAGAGAGTTGCGTTCGATCAGATCCTGAAGATCAGGCGGCGGGCATCGCGGGCTTATGAATGGCCCTTGTGCTGCGCGACCATCTTCTCCATTCCGGCGCGCAACATGCCGGACTTCGCCGGGTCGCCGTCGCTGCCGCGACCAGCTGGGACCTGAGGGTTGCCGCCATTCGCCTTCACGGCAGCGTAGAATGCCGCTCCGTTCTGGGCAGCGGCCGCGTCCTTCGGCATCTTCGCGAGCATCGCTGCAGCCTGGTCGACGCCGAGATCGCTCTCGAGCGCCAGCACGCGCGCTTGAATGGGCCGCTCCTTCGCCTCGGCGTGGTTGAGGATGGCGTTAATGCGAGCGCGCTCCTCAGTACGACCGCGAGCGAGGGCCGCTTCAGCCGTCTCTGCGGGCTGCGTTGCCGCGGCTGGCTGCACGGGTGCCGCCGGCTGCGTCACCGCCGCGGCGCTGGCGGCAGGAGCCATGCTCACGAAGGCAGATCGCATGGCTTCCGCGATATGCTCGATCTGGGCAGCCGAGAGGCCTTCCGTCATTCCGCCCGACGAATTGGCGGCGGGCCCGCCCTGCTGGTGTTCCATCCGTGCAGCTTCCTTTGCTGGGGAGTTGTCATTACTCGGGGCACTCGAATTCTTCGGAGGAGCTTTGCGCGCCGTCTTGCCGGTCTCAGCGTCGGCGACGGCCTGGTCGAAGGTCCCGGTCGCATCTGCGAGTCCCTGGGAGACAGCGTCTTCTCCGAGAAAATACCTCGCCTCAGTACTGCGCACCTTCCCGACGTCCATGCCGCGATTGATGGCAACTGTATCGATGAACTGGCCGTAAGCCTTGTCGACACGCGCTTGGATATCCATGCGCACGGCGTCTGGCAGAGGCATGGCCGAGTTGCCATCGACCTTGTGCCGACCGGCATGAATGAAGGTGACCTTGTGCCCCTTCTGGGCAAGCTCGCCGGATCGATCGGTGTGAATGATCAGAGCGCCGATATGCCCCACGACGGCACCATCTGTGGCGACGATCTTCGTTGCGCCGCTCGAAATGAGATAGGCAGCCGATGCCATCATCGGATTAGCGACGGCGACCACGGGCTTTGATTGCGCAACCTCGCGGATTAACGCAGCGGTCTCAAACGCTCCTGGAACCATCCCGCCCGGGCTGTCGACATCGAGCACGACCGACTTGACGCGCTTGTCATCGGCCACCATGCGCATGGTATGGCGCAGACCTTCGTACGATGTCAGGCCGGAGCGGGCGCCGACCCATGCGCCGCGGTTCACGAGTTCGCCACGGATCGGCACTATCGCCGTTCCGCCGGCCGTCATTCGATAACCCTTATAGTCGCCGGTGCGCGCGTCAAAAACAGGGTCACCAACGAACGCGTTGGCCGAAACGCCGCGCACGGCCTCGAGATCGAGATCTCCGATACGCCCCTCGAGTGCGCCGATGACAGCCTCGGCAGCTTCGGGCGTAATGAAGTGCACCTGATTTAGAATCAGGCTCGCCAGTCGCGGCAGCATCAGCGCCTCCGAGGTGTCTTGTAGCCTGAGACGCGCACCGTCTTGCCAGCCTGCACGCGGGTATAGGATGCCGTCGTGCCGTCAGAACGCGGCAGTGCCGCAATGCTCCGGAGCCGCGCGCCGCCAATTCGGTGGCGCTCGACAGCAGTTTGAACGCGACGTGCGGCCTGCACGGCGATCGCGACCCGCTGCGAAGCGATCGAGCGCGGCGTGTATCCAGCCATGCGCGCCAGCGGCGAGGCGATGCCGAACGTCAACGAGTCCGCAGCACCGAGCGCTGCACCTGCGGCGCCAGCGCGCTTGTAACCCTGGTAAGCGGCATAGCCGGCGGCGGCGACAGCCACCGGAAGGGCGACCTTGCCCGCTACCGATGCGACACGCGCGAGGATGCTAGGGCGCGGCACCTGGGCGGCAGCCGCTGCGGCTACGCCAGGCATCCGCCGCGCTGTCTCGACGGCCGCCATATGCGCCGCCGCCGGCAAGGCCTTCGGCGTGGCGTTCGCAATCATGCGCTTTGCGACCATCGTCGATGCGGCGAACACGCTGGCCGTACCGACACCGCGCGCCAGCTCGGCGGCCGTCTCGTTGCTGCTCTGCAGGGACGGTGCGACAACGAACCGAGCCATCGCGCCCTCGGCGAGAAGCACGCCGGCAAAGGCCACGCCCTTCGGTCCCTTCGACACCGCGAGTGCGAGCTTGTCGGCTGTCGCGACGGCAGCAGCGAGCTTTGCCGTACGGCCGACCGAGCGGCCCTTGGCGGCCATCGTGCGCGAAATGCCCTTCGAGACGTCTGCAAGCTGGCGATTGCGCACGCCGACGGCTGCAATGTGCCGCTTCTCGATGCCGGAGGCGAACTTGTAACCGGCGACGATGCCTGCAATCGGCATTCCCGCATCGACGGTCGCACGCCAAGCGCGGCCGGCGAACGAATTCTGGCTATCGAACTTCTGCTTCGCGGCCGCCGCGTCGAGTTCCTTGATCCGGAGCTGCGTCTGCGACTGCTGTGCGGCCGCCTTTGCCGCCTCGGCCTGCGCCGATGATGCGGCGGCGCGAGCCGATGCCTCTGCCGCGCGGCGGTTGTTCGCCGCGGCTGCTGCGCGGCGACGGATCGTCTCGGCGTCGCTCATGCTGCGACTTCCTCTTCCTTCGCGGGAGCGCCTGGCGGCGCCATGCCTGGGAACTCGGGACCTGGTCCATCAGGATCAAGGCCGAGCTCGATCATCTTGCGGCGCTCGTATGCGCGCTGCTCGAGCACGTCGCGCCATGAGCGACCATCGTCGGCCGTGATGTCCTCGAGCGTCTCCGTGCCCATCTGCAGACCGAGCTGCTGCGCCTGGCGCTCTTTCTGGGGATCGATCATCGGCTTACCCCAGGCGATGAACGACCCGCGCACGAGATAAGGCTTGGCTGCGTAGAAGTCTGTCACGCCCTTCGGCAACTGGACGGTGCCGATCATAACCGCTTCCTCGAGCCAGGCTCCGAACAGTGGCATGGCAACCTGCGATGTGATCCGATTGCGACGGGCGCGATAGGTCCGCCAGACCGCGAGCAGCGCCGCGCGCGCGGCGGAATAGTTGACGTCCTTGTAGTTCTTGCCGAGCTCGTGAGCCTCGACGCCGAGGCCTGCTGCGAGCTTGCGGATGAAAACCGTCTCGAACTCGCCGAAATTCGAGTTCGGGTGCGTCGACTTGATGACGTCGAGCGACTCGTTCGGCATCAGGACCGGGATCTGCGAGCCCTGAAACGTAATGTTGCGCTTCGAGTGGTACTCGGCAGCATTCAGCATGTGTGCGGTGACGTAGTCGCTCAGCGGGTTGACCCCGGATCCGCTCGTGGCCTTGCCACCGAGCACCTGCGCCGCAGTTGCCCAGTCCAGTTCCGTCTTGATGACCGCCGCATAGGCAGCCTGCAGGATGGCGCTTTGCAGTTCGGTGTCGTTGTACTGCTGCAGCATCTTCGCCGGCACGATGACGCTCGCAAACTCACTGACGCCACGCGTCATCTCGGGACGCGTGTGATCATAGGTATGAAATACGATCGGGCGGCCCCACGGCGTCACCCGAGGCACCTCGGTCCACGTCATCTGCGAGAACGACCACGAGATGTCGGACGGGTGCTGATCGCGGATGCAGTAGACGAGCGGCTCACCATGCACGTCGCGGCGAATGCCCGCGCGAAGTTCGGCAGAATCCGGCTGCCCCATGGGATTGGAGAGCCGATCGATGTCAATCAGATTGAGGCAGGTCTGGTAAGGCGAAAACCCTTGCTTCATCTCGACGACTGCGAGGCTTTCGCCATCGACAAAGTCGGCCTGATCGACCACCGACATGAGCTGCGAGAAGGTCCGCTGACGGCGGGCATCCATCTGGCATTCGATGGACTCGGCGTAAGCTTCCCATTCGCGCGTGACGTGGTCCTGCCACTCCGCGGCCTCTTCGATCTCACCCTTGAGACCGAGCATTCGCCAGTCGATCTTCAGCGAGAGCTTGAGGCCCGATCCGGTGACCGCATCGCGGTTCATCCGCACCGCGTTCTTGGCGATCGGATCGTTGCGGACGAGATCGCGCGCCCGGGCGCGGATGGTGCCGGCGTCCTTCAGAATCGCAGCGTCGGCGGATGCCAAGCGAGGGCGCCAGAGGGCGACCTCTGAGTTCGAATGCACATCGGCATCGCGATACGACCCTGACGCGAGGCGGCCGAGCGCCTGCATCGCCTGCACCGACAAAGTGTCGGCGGGCTGCGGTGCCGTCGTTTCGGTCATGTCAGACGAACCTGGCTCTCAGGGGAGGACCGCGCTGCGGACCCAGGTGCGGGTAGCCTTCGGCAGCCCCGCACTGGTTCCAGAATTGCGAGTAGAGCCGCTGAAGCGCGACCATGTTGGCTTGCGTGTAGGATACCGAGCGATCCCCGAACGTGACGGTCGCTTCCTTCTCGCCAGCGGCCAGCGCCATATAGGCGTCGTAGAGCTTCTTCAGCTCGTCGGCACATGGCGGCGCGGGCATCGGTCATTCCTCGAAGCGTGGACGGGGAGGCGGGCTGAGCCCCTACGACTAGCCGGCTGCCACTACGACAGGCTCCACCAACCACGTTCCTAGAAGGTGCTGGGGGCCTTGCGAGCCGTACCAGACCTCCCCTCTCTCTCGCTGGGTATTCTGCTTATCTCGTGGGCGTGTTGTAACCTTTGACGAAGACGCGCCTGCCGGCCTGGTTGCGGTAATAGCCATCGGTCTGGCCGTCGCCGCGTTGCTGACTGTTGTCGAGCCTGCGCTGTCCTACGGGACGAGGCACCGTGGTGCGGCTTGCAGCAGCAGAGCGCGAAGCGGCAGTCTTCGCAAGTACGCCTCGAGCACGGGCGATCGATGCGGCGGCGCCCTTGGATCGCTGCGTGTTCTCCACTAGGCGAGCAACCACCTGTTTGCGCATCAGATCGCGCTTCGCAATTCTATTCCCGCCAGTTGCGCCAGCCTTCAAGATAGACCCAGCAGCAATCACGCCGAGGGCTGGCAGAAACCCGAGCGTGACAGCTACACCGCCGCCGCTCAGCATCATGGCTTCGCCGACAGCTCCCACTCGCGTCAGCCGCCGCACCATGCGCGCGGCCTTCTTGACGCGCCCACGCCGATATGTCGAAGCCATGGTCACCTCCGGTCAAAAGCGGCAGCAATCTCCGCGTAACCAAGCTGCTTGCGATCTTTCTGCATGTTCCGCCGGCGCGCTTCGTAGTCGATCGAGAGTGACGACCGCATGGCGATGTTGCCGACGAATGTGTCGAGGACTTCGTTCCGCTTGCCGCTCGGCAGGTGCCAGCTCGGCACCGGTCGCCCGGCCTTTATTTCGATCTTGACGCGCTCGCTAACGAGCTGCTCGAAGAACGAAGCCGGCAGATGCTGCCGACTCGGGAAGTGCACGCGGATACGCTTTCCCGCCTCCGGATCATTACGAACGGCGAGCTCCTGATAGAGCTGCTTCTTGCCATCATCGATCCCAGAGAGGTGTAGCTTCGCGCCGGCCTTGAACTTCTCCTGCGACTCTCGCCACAGCGGCTTCCCATCACCGGGCGTGCCCTTGACGGCGTAGAACGGCCGGAACGCTGCCCGGCGCGAGCGTACGAAGTCGAGCACCATGGTCTGCAGGTAACCGGCGTCGATGCCGATCGCCTCCGCGTAGAGCAACCCGCCGAGCGGATGTGCAAACGAGAGCTGCAGAACCTGGCTGTCGAGATCCTCAAACGACTGCGGGTCTGACGTATCGCGGTAGAGCACGACGTAGTGAAGGACCCACTTCTCGTCGTTGTGGCCCCAGCCGACGAACATCACCTCGAAGCGATCGCGCTGCACGTCGACGAAGCACGTGACGGCAAGCACGCCATCCGGGACCGTATAGCCGTCGGGCGTCGGGCCGTAGTCCTCGCAGCGCTTCTCGAGCTCCTGCGCCGTCGTGGTCGCGCCTTGCGTCGGGTTGTAACAGAGACCGAGTTTCAGATTGACGAAGGCCTGCTCTTTCGTCGGCTCGCCCTGGCAGGATTCCCACTCTCGAGCGAGTTCGGCGAGCTTTACCCAAGGCGAGTAAATTGCATTGAGGTAGAAGCCGGCAATGCCCGCGAAGTTTGCGCGAGGCCGCCAACGACCAGCACGCACAGCGAGATCTCGATCGTAGTCGTTCCAGGCGCTGCCACATTCGCGGCAGATGTACTCGGCTTTCTCAGGCTGACCTTTCGGCCAAACGACGCGAGGTTCCTCGATCATGCCGCCGTGGCCATCAGGCGTCTCGCTCTTCCACGCGAGATCCTGGTAGGCATTGCAGTGCGGGCAGGGCACCTCGAAGTAGCGCTGATCCGACCTCTTGAACCAACTGTTGATCTCCGACAGCCCTTCGATGGTCGGGGTCGAAGCGATGCCAATTTTGCGGTTCCAGAAGTTCTGCGTACGCTGGATGCCCTGACTGATCGGGTCGCCGTCCTTGCCAATGTTCAGCTTGTACTTGTCGATCTCGTCGAAGAGTACGACCCGACGCGGTCTAGAAGCCAACGATGCCGGCGAATTGGCGCCGGCGAAGACAATATCACCACCCGGATAACCCTTCTCTAGCAGTGTATTCGATCCATCTCGCGTCAGGGCGGCGCCGACCCGCGCCAACAGCGCCGGCGACGCCTCAACCGTCGGCTGAAAGCGCGATCGCGAAAAACTATCGGCGAGGCCGAGATCTGGCATCACGAGCATCTGCGGCGCCGGATCGTATTCGACGAAGTAGCCCGCGACGTTGATCAGGACTTCCGTCTTGCCGACTTGGCTCGACCACTGCAGGACAACGATACCAACATCCGGCTCGCCGAACGCATCCATCGGCTCCCGTTGAAAGGGAGACTTGTCGGTGCGCCAGCGCCCAGGCTCCGGCCCCGTGCCAGCAGCGATGTGACGTTCCGCGTCAGCCCATTGGCTGACGGTCATGGGCGGCGGCAGATCGAAACCGAGAACCCAGCCGCACGCTTGCGCGCCGACCGCTTGCTTGACCTCGGGCTCGGCCGGCATGATCAAACCTGGGGCGACTGCTCGCCTATCTTTATTGCCTGCTCTTGCAGCTCGCGGACGAGTTGCTTGCACTCTTCGTCGAGACGGCGCAGCGCCGCCGGCGGCAGGATGTTCGCAAAGCGCGTCGGGAAGGCGAGTATCCGGTCGCGGATCATGCGCGCCACGGTGAACTCTTTCGCCTTCACTTCCTCTCGCGACACCAGCGTCGCCCTCATTTGGTCGAGGCGGATTTCAGCCGTTCTCGCAAGCGCTACTTCCTTCGCCGCCTTCGCGTCGTTCAGGCTGACGAGTTCGAACTTGCCTTGCTTGTCATCGCCCGCCGTCACGGCGCCGGAAGACGGCACGAGGCTGGCGCCGCGTCGCACATTGCGACGGTTGCGGCGAGGCTCGGCCTTGGCCTTCGGCTTCGGCTTGTTGAAGGTCTCTTCGTAGACCTGCCGACGGACTGGATCGAGAGAAGCCTCGAGTTCTTTCTTCGCCCGATTGATATCAATGCCTTCGGCAGTCTCATGCACCCGGCCCTGCTTGATCAGGGTCTCAAGTCGCTGCCGAGAAAATCCCAATTCTGTCGCCGCGTCTTTGCGGCTCACATATCGCGTCGGCTGAGTTGCTTTTGCCATCATGCAACCCGATGCAACCCACCTATTTTGCGTCTCAACAGGCTGCCCTAAGCGACTCTGCCGATTCGTGAAATCCGGCTAAGTCCTTGAATGCAACCCATTTTGCAACCCTGCACCTAGGCATATCTCGCGCGGCGGCGACCTCGCGGGCGGTTTTCCACAGGGAGGGACCCGTTTGCCGCGTGCTGATGGTCAGAGTGCATACTGTGCCTTGGCCTTCATCAGTTCGACGTGCGCTCGACGCACTGCCTCGCCCCTGAACCAGATCGCTTCACGTGTCAGGATGGCCTGTACTTCGCCACTGTGCCGATGAATTTCGCGGGCGATGTTCGGTCCCCACAACGGCTTGAACCGACGGCCTTGCCCCTTCATCCGCACGACGAGATGGTCGCGCCCCGGCACCATGAACGATCGCTTCGCCGTGACGCGCCTACTCCACGCCGCGTGCCGCCCGCCTGGCCATGACCTGTTCCACGTTGCGCCGAAGTCCCCCTTGGTCACCTTCAGATGGGGGCTGGCCACATAGGTGCCCGTGCGCATGGCGCCAGGCCGAGCGATCACCGGCTTGATGCGTGTGAAGATCTCGCCGCGGCGCCGGATGCCAGTCCACTGGACGACCTTGCGCGTGATGGCCGTGCGCGAGCGCTGGCCGGCCCGATTGAGCGACTGCGCGAGGATGGCCTCGGAACGCTGAAAGCCGACGCCGGCGGCGATGAGGCCTGCGCGCAGGCGCTCGATCTCGCGGACGTCGATGCGGACGATCGTCATCCGGAGCGGCGTCCTTTGAGGCGCACGGCAGCGGCCGCGCGGTCCTTGAGCGATGTGATGTCTTCGCGCGCCGATCGACCGATGAAGCGAACCTCGTCGCGGGCCGCCTTGCGGTCACCCTTCGAGATGGCGATCGCGGCGCGCACGATCGCCTCCGCGCGCTCCGCGCAGCGACATGTCACATGACGATCTCCGGGGTTGAAAGGCGTGCTCTGAAAGCAAAAGCCCGGGTGTTTCTCCCGAGCGCGTCATCGCCATCGTGGTGATTCCATACCCGAGTCCGACTCGTTTTGCCACACGCCTCAAGACGAATTATGTCTATCGCGGGGCGTGTGAGTCTTTTTTGCATCAGAAGGGAGATTGGCCGATGTCTTTTAGGGCGAGATCTACGGACGACCTTGTTCGCATCGTGATGGCGGGCGGCGGCATTACGCTGGCGGCGGCCGGCCGCTCAACCGACGATTTGGTACGAATAGCAGCCGCTGCCGCCCGCAACAACGTGCAGGTCATCTTCCGAGACCTTGATGGTCGAACCACTGATGACATCGTTAGAATCGTGTCGGTTGGCGGCGGCCACGTCCACGTAGAGGGCGCTATAAACGTCCGTACTGATTAAGCGTGCGCTTCATCGTGCCATCCGCGCCAACGCTGCGGCGGCTCCCGCCCGTCGGACCGGACTGGGCGCACGAAGTGAAATGGGATGGCTGGCGCCTGCAGGTATGGAAAGAGGGCAGCGACGTGCGGCTGCTTACGCGCAACCGGCGCGATGTCACCGCGCGCTTTCCCGATATCGCCAAGGCGATCGCGGCGCTGCCGAGCAAGGTGCTGGTGCTCGACGGCGAGCTCGTCGGCTTCGATCGCGAGAACAAGCCGGACTTTAACGAGCTGCGCCGGCGCAGACCCAATGCCGTCGTCATGCTGTTCGACGTCATGACCATCGGCGACGAGGATCTGCGCCCATTGCCATGGTCAGCCCGCCGCCGACGACTCGAGCGTGCCGTCTCGCGCGGCACTGGCGGCGTGCTCATGCTCTCGGAGGTGTGGGACGATGGCGCCGCGCTCCTGCGCGCTGTGGCCAAGCAGGGTCTCGAGGGCATCGTGTCCAAGCATCGGAATGCGCCTTATCGATCGGGCGACACCGATGCGTGGATCAAGGTGAAGGTGGCGGGCTGGACGGAGGCCAATCGCGGACGGTTCAAGCGTTAGGCGACTTGGGGTGCTGACCCCAGCCCATGTACTTCGCGAATTTCTCGGTCTGCTCGGGGAAGCGCGCCTTCATGGCATCGCGGAATGCGATGATGGTCTCGTCCGCAACACCTTCCGCCGGCCACATGCCCATGACCAGCGTCTGCCCGATCTGCCACTCCTGCAATGTGAAGCCCTCCGGCGGTTCTAGCCCGACGATGCGTCGTTGCAGACGAGCGATGTATTCGCCGACCGATTCGGTCGGCAAAGGTTCGATCGTATCAGTTGGCGGCGGCTTAAGCTCATCGATGCGAGGGGGTCGTGGGTCTTTCCAGTTGCCCGGTTCGATCCACTCGGAATAGCGATACGCCTCGCCATACTGTTCGACAAAATAGCTGCGGTCTTTCTCGGTCAACTCCGCGGTGCGCTTGCGAAACACACCGCACTCGGTGTAGTCGAAGCGCTCAAACGCGACCTCCACCCACCCCATCTCGTGCTGGTCATGGTGCCAGTTCTTCCGACCAGCGGTCAGGAAGATGTACGTCCAGCCGTCGTGTTCCATGGCCTACCCTCGATTGGTTGTTCCGCTAGCGACGATCGTGCGGAGTTCGGTGTCGGCAATCTGCCACCATTCAACATCAACGTAGTGCACGAGCCGACCCTCGCCCCAGCCCATGTACTCATCGGTCCAAGATACCAATGCTACAGCAGCCATTACGGCCTCGCGCTCTTCGGCGAAGTCGTGAATGAAATCTTCCCATCCACCTTCCGGGTAATGTCGCGAGCCCCCAAAGAGCAGATAGCGCCGCATCATCCCCATCTCCTTTGTGCCCAGCGCTCGGCGGCGGTCTGGCGCTGCTCGGCGGTCATGAGCTGCTCGATGCCGAGGTGCGCAGCGCGATCTCTGATGGCCGACATGAGTTCGCCTGCCGTCCAGGTCACCCACTGACCGCGCGCCGCTTTGCCGCGCTCTGCCGCCATCTCCATCACCATATCACGCACGCGCTCGGCGACCAGCGGCGCCATCCAGAACTCGACCTGCACGGCGACGTCGTCGGGCGTCATCTGCTGCTGGCGCTTGACCTCGAGGCGGGGATCAGCGGTTGCGACCACGCGCAGCACGTGGTGCGGACTCCGCCCGATCGCCGCCACCGCCTTCAGGTCCAGCGCCTCGTAGGCCTGCTTCATCTCGCGCGGGCTGAACAGGTACTGCGTTTTGCCCACCGAGGACGTCAGCCGCCCCGCGATCTCCGTCGACATGTCGTGGTGCCTGAACTCGGGCCGGGCCGGCGTCTCCAGATCGTGCGCGCTTGATGCGGCCGTATTCCCAGAGATTGGCGTGTTGCCAGGCGATGTGCCAGGCGGCGGCGGTGCGGCGTCGAGCAGTCTCGTCATTGGTGCTTGTCCTTCTTGCGATCGACGCGAAACTGAGGCCACGGGTGCGCCACCATATCAGCCACTGCTCGGGTGAGAGCGGCAGGCGGCCTTTCCGGATGAGCTGCATTCGGGTCTTCTCATCGAGACCCAGCGCGTTGAACCAGGCGAGCGCCGTGTGCAGGTCTTGCAGGTCGGCGGGCGTCGGCTGAAAGCGGTTTTTCTTCTCGGCATCGAGTTCGGCGAGGTATGCCGCGTTCTCGGCCTGGCTGTTGAGGTCGCCGCGGTCATCAACGGTCGCGAACGGCCACTGAGTCTGCTTGGCGAGCCAGGTGCGCTCCTTGTCGGGAAGCGCCCAGAGCGTCTTGAGGGCGCGCTCGACGCGCCTCTCGACGTCCTCCGGCTCTATGACCTTCGGCAGGCCGGTTTTCTTGAATGTTTGCATTTGTCCCCCTTGAAATTCGCGGTCACGCGCTCAAGACACCGCGTCTCGTGTATCGGCATCCCATTTGCGGAAGCGGATAAGTTTCTCGTCGGCACGCGCCCGCATCGCGTCAATGTCGAGCCCGTTCTTAACGGTGACGTATTCAATGGCCGCGATCACATCTGCGAGTTCATCGGTCAGCCGGTCACGCAAGTTTGTGCCGTCCCAATGTTCGGGTTCACCCTCCGCGCCGATGATTTTCCCTGCGACTTGCACAGCCTCACCGCATTCCTCGATCAACTTGCTGAGGCCATTCCAATCGTCGCTTCCGATGCAGTACGGTTTGGTTTTTGCGCTCATGTCACGCTGCCTTTGGATTGATCTTGCCGAGCAGCGCCTCGTGCCGATCGAACCATGACCGGGCACACGCGGCGTTCTCGTGCGCGCGCGCATTGGCGCCGGCGAGCTCGGTCCGGAGCACCGAGACCTCGAGTTCGGCAGCGTCGATCGCCTCGGCCGCGATCTTGAAGAGCTTGGCGTTCTCCAAGTAGATCTCGTACAGATCGCAGTAGGAAGTCTCTTCGGCCTTGGCCTCCATCTCGGTGGCTGCCTTGCGGAATGCGTCGCTCGGACTCTTCCGAATGATCTCGATGGCCTCGCCAGGCGCCAGTGCCATGTTTTCGGTGTTCATGATGCCCCCTGCTCTTTCGCTGCCTTAGCTGCCTCGCGTGCAGCTGAGAGGCGTTCGTACTGCGCGTGTCGGCGCTCCTTTGCAGTGGCTGGATCGCCCATCGGCTCGCCATGACGCTTGAGAGCCGCCATGGCGGCGAGCGTACGCTGGTCCAGCGCCAGAGCCCCGTATTTGATCGCCAGCGCCCGTTTTGCCTTGGCTATGTCGTAGTGGTCGCCCTGAAACCATTTGCGAGCCACGCCGATCCTGTCGGCCATGGCGTGCAGCTCTTCGTCGGTGTCTGCGATCATGTGGCACATGACGTATGTGCGGCCCGGCGCGTGCTTTGGGCTGAACGGTGCAGCCATGTCATCGACGTAAACAGCCATTTCAAACTTCCTCCAGTTCGCGGCGCACAGCCTCGCTGACCTCTTTCGCGGAGCGCTCGGCACGTCGGAGCGCTGTTTCCGGATCCGCGTAGGCGCGCATCGCGTGTGCCTTGCAGTACGGCAGGCCTGGGACCTTCTTGTCGCCGCAGAAGCCGAAGGGCTTTTGCTGCGGATCTCCGATCGGCCAGCAGCATTGGTTATGCTCGAGCTCGCGGAGCGGGATGAGCGCCTCGGCGCGCGCGACTTCCTCGGCATCACGCTCGATCGCTTTGACCGCACCCACATCGGGCGGGCGGGCCGCCTTACGCTGATCGGACACCTTGCGACGCTGGCGATTGACCTCTGCAAACGCTGGCGACAGTTTGCTCGGTCCCTTCAGCCCCATGCGATTGCGGATGCCGATCACGGCGTTGCGCGTGCAGCCTTCCCCGATCATGGCGGCGATCTTCGAGTCCGACGTTTTGTGATCCCACTCGCGCTTCACGAGCGCTTTTCGTTCGTCGGTCCAGAAGCCGTTGCCTTTGCCGTGTGGCTTCAGCTCTTCGCGCGGGGGCAGGCCAAGCTTGTGCGCACGGGCGCGGATAGATCCAGATGTGCGGCCCGGCATGAAGGCCAGAATATCGGCGTCGGGCAGATTGCGTCGCCAGAAGCGGCTCAACAGAGCGTCGGCGTGGTCGTTCCACTTTATTCGGCGCTGAGCGGACATCAGCGAGGCCCTCCCTTGCGGACTTCGGCCATCACTTCCTCGATCGCTTGCACGTATTTGCTGCGGTCCATGAGGATCATCGAGCACGGGTCAGTGAGTTCGGTTGCCTTTGCGCAGGCTTCCCATGCGGCCGTGCGTTTCCGGACGAAGTCCGAGGCGTTGCAACTGAACATGAACAGCGCCCAGCCGATCAGAATGAGCGGCACGCGCAGGCTCTCGTGCCAGCGAGCACGCGGGCCGTATTCCTCGACCGTGCCGCGCCCCATCCCATCCCTAAAGCCGGCGACGAAAGCATCGCGTTGTGTGCGCATCAGTTCAGCTCCCGCTTGCGCTTCGGCTTGTCCTCGGGGACGTTCTCAGCTTCCTTGCGGGCGCGCTCCTGAGCGTCTTCGAGCGTCACCGGCAGGCCAACGGCCGAGCGGTACGTGTCCATCTCAAGCTCAAGCTCGAGCTGCGCGGCTTGGTACTTCGCGCCTTTGCGCTTCTCCTTCACCGCCTGATTGAAGGCCTTCACGTTGAAGCCGGCCTCTTTGACCTCGCCGCGCAGCTCCTTGATGTCGCCGGCGAGCGCTGCCTGCTCGTCGAGCATCAGCGCCATGCGGTTGACGTAGCCTTCCAGTGGCGAATTGCTGGTCATAGCCTCACCTCGACGGAATGCGCGATGTGCCAGGCCCCACTCGCCTTGGGCACACACTCTCGAAGGATGTCGGGAACGAGTATTTCCGCCCAATCCGCAAGGCTGCACCAGCCGGAACCATTGCCAATGGCGTTGATATCGAAGATCCCGATGTTGCTCGGGTTGCGGCCGTTAACGCCGACCCAATGCGTGTGGCGGTACGCGGCCCGGGCGGGCACGCCCGGCTTCGTCCACGGCCCTTCCCACTGGATGCGCGCGAGTCCGAAGGACGGCCAACGCTTCGCTTTGCTGGCGCTGAAATCGACGTTGAGGCGCCTGAGCACCTCCCACATGAGCGTCGGGTTCGTATAGCGCTTGCTCTCGAAGTCGCCCATGCTCGGACGCAGCTCGTCGAGCGTCATGCCTAGGATGCCCGCGATGGCACCTGGGCCGCAGTTCGCGCCCCACTCAGCGTTGGCGCGCTCAGCATCATCCGCGTTGAATCGTACCGGCCTCATATCCCCTCACAGCAAAGCAGGTTGCATCGGCTCGACGACGCGTGGCGCCGGCGGCGGCTCGGCGCTGCCCACGTGCGAGCGGCCGGCGAGGAAGCGCGCGGCCAGGTCGCGAATGCGCGTCGAGTCGGAGTGCTGATCCTTCGGCGCCGACAGCGGGTCGACGATCCCAGCGCTCTGCGAGGCCTTGAGGCCGAGAACGCTCATCACCGACGGGTCGGAGCCGCCCTCCGTGTGCAGGTAAATCGCGTCGACCTGGCGTGTCTGCCCGGGCCTACGGAGGCGACCGCAGCACTGCGCGTGCACCTGCGGCGACCAGTCGAGTTCACCGAACACGATCGTGCGGGCGCGGTGCTGCAGGCCGTCGAGACCGGCACCCGAGCGCAGGGACATGATCATGAGGTTCGACTTGCCCGAGACGAAGGCCGCCTTGGTGGCCTCTTTCTGCGTCGGGCTCTCGGTGCCCGTGAACAGCACCGGGTTATGCTTGGCGAGCTTCTCCTGCCAGATTTCGTACACGGCCCGGTGCCAGCCGACCAATAGGACGGGCTCGCCGGCCTCGAGCAGCAGGTTGACGAAGGCAGCAACGTGCGGCGCCTTGGCGATGCCCGTGGCTTCCCGCATCCGCATGTCGAACTCGCGGGCGGCCTGGCCACGATCGGTGAACGACTGGCTGGTCGTGACGCGGAGGGCGAGGTCGCGCATCAACGCCTCTTCGCTGTCGATCACCTCGCTGTCGAAGGGCACATCATGCGTGACCACGTTCAACGGCGGCATGGCGTGGCCGATGTCGGTGTCCGTGCGGCGCAGGGCAAGATGCCGCTCGCGGAGATAGGTGCCGAGCGCGGCCGGATCCTCGACGAGCCACTTGCCGCCCGGTCCCGGCTTGCACCACTCGATCTGAAACTCGATCCACGAGCCGAGAGCGCCCTCTTCGAGGAAGTTGATGATCTCGAAGATCTCGCTGCCGTAGTTGTATATCGGCGTCGCGGTGAGGCCCATGACCAAGCGGGCCGTCTTGATGAACTCGCGCGCGGCGCGGCCCTTGTCGGTACCGACGCCGTGCCGCAGCTCCTGCATCTCGTCGAAGATCACGGAGCGGAAGCCGGCCTGCTCAGCGAAGTCGATCCAGCCGCCGAGCTTGGAATACGGGCAGATGTAGACGTCGGCCTGCGGCAGCTTGTAGGGCGTCATCTGCTTGAAGGTGTGGCTGGTGAGGTGTGTGAACTCGCGTAGCTTGGCGGCCCACTGCTTGACGAGGTGCGTCTGCGGGACGATCAGCGCCGGCAGGAATTCCTTGTCGGTGATCGCGGCGAAGGCGCTGATGGTCTTGCCGAGTCCTAAATCATCCATGAGCAGCAGGCGGCCCATGCGGCGTGCGATCTCAGCGGCCTGCGCCTGATAGCCGTACGGCTTCTGACTCGGGCGGAAACCGGACTCGCGGCTCGGCATCCAGTCCGTTGAAAGGATGCTGGCGAGCTCGGCCTGCTGCGTCTCGAAGAGCGTCTTGCGCTCCTTGATGCGCTCGCGGTCGCCGTCCTTCATGCGGAGCGGATAGCGCTGCATGAACCAGTCGAGATCGGCATCGATGTTCGGGCCGCCTTCGAGCAGGAAGGGCGGGCGGGCCGTAGCCTTGATGCGCGGGAAGATCTGCTTGAACCGACGCGAGACGTGCGGCTCGAGGTCCGTCACCAGCCACCCGCCTGGCGCGGGCTCGATCGATCCGTACGTGCGTGCTGGATCGCTCACAGCCACCCCCTTCCGAGATTGAAGGTCACGAGCGGCTTGCCGTTGATGTGGTCGGCGAGGACGATCGGCTTGGCCGTGACGAAGATGAGCGCCTTGATCGCCGGCTCTTTGGCGTACGCGCGAAGCTGGCGGCCGATGGCGCCGGCGCCGCCCTTGAGCTTCACCTCAATGCCGACGGCCCAGCCTTCTGCGTTTGGACCCGGCGTCGCGACAAGGAAGTCGATGATGCCGCCCTGCACATGCGCTTCGCGTTCGAAGATGAAGGCCGGCTCTTCGGCCAGCGCGACGGCGATGGCGCGCTGCGTTTCCTTCTCATCCTCGAGCGGCAAGCGCTTGCGAGCGAGGCGCTGCACTACAAAACTCATGGTCTGGACGGTCGCGAGGGCGATGGTGGTCGTCATGTCATTCGCTCGCGATCTTCTCGCCCTCAGTCTTGAGACTGATGCCGAGTGAAATTGCCGTATCTGGCCGCATCCGGATGGTTGCGACGCCTTCCGGTCGCTGAACCGTCAGGACCACCGCCCCGCCGTCGCGGTCGACGCGTATCGACGAGCGTTTCTGATCGGGCGTAACAAAAATCATCTCCTTCACAGCAACGCCTCCTCTGTGGTGAACTTCTCGACCTCGTTGCCCCATGACTCCCAGCGCGGACGGCGCTGGCGCGAGAACAGGTCGGCGCGGCGAGCGTGCGGCATGAGACGCTCAGCCATCGCGTAGGCTTCATCGGGCTTGCGGGAATGCTCGCGGATCTGAGCCATGATCACCGAGCGCTCGGTGCGCGCGGTCTTCGGCTCGCCGCGCGTGGCGATGATGAAGGGCTCGTGCGCGTTGCGGAGGACAAAACCCGTGCCGAACGCGATCTTGCCGCCGGACGTCGTCTTGACCCACACGCCTTGCGTCTTCGGCTCGAAACCCCAGCGCGCGCAGATCTCGAGCTGATCCGGGATCATCGGCGCCGTCGCCCACAGCCAAAGGACGCAGTTGGTGCGCGCGAGATCCGAGAC